TAACAGCGTTCCACTTCTGCTTTCTGCCAATGGGCATTTAATTCGTTAGGTTGCTTATAATGTGGAACGGCAACACTTAATGCAAATAAACTACTTATTTCCTTTCTGAAAATCTTTTAGCAGTCTTTTTCCTTTTGACTTATTGACAATGGTGTATTTGACGTAACGTTCACCGTATTTATCTACGGCATCCACGCTCTTTATATTTGGCTGTCCGTACTTTTTATTGAACAACTGACGAAGATCGAATATACGCGCTCCTAATCGCGTAGTGTCGTATCTTTTAGCATATTCCAATGCCGTTATACTTTTACCGTCAATCATTTCCTTTAATGCGGTTAGCATTAATTCGCGTTTACGTCCTGTTTTTGTTTTCATGGTTTTGGTTTTAATTATTGGTTAGTAATTCGATTGCTTCGTCTGATGTTCGTACCACGTACACGGGAGCGCAGTTGACTTGTTGAAATCGCTCCTGACCTTCGCGTAGTTTGCCTGTTTTGGTTTTTACCTCGATCACAAACCACTTACCGCGATAAGACACAAGCAGGTCGGGAATGTCACGTCCGTTGATCTTGTTAACGGTCGCACCAATGGCTTCCATCGCCTTGACAATTTCGGCTTCATTCCCGTCCCGCTTGTATTTGTACTTCATTATTTCTCCGTGATTTTGATGCTGTCGATGAAGCGGATGCGGGTATCTTCGTTGTATGTATATACTTCGCCTTCTTGTGCTTCGTCGTACCTATTGGCATTATTCAGGCTAATTAGAATTAACTTCCCACAACCAATTTCAGCGCATATATAAATATGCTCATCAATTTCTACATACTGCCCCTTCTTAATTTTAACTTTTACCGCTTGGTTCTTCAATTCAACTGTTACTTCTGTCATTGTTTTGGTTTTATGGGTTAATTACAAACTTAGTGATTTTCAACTTTTCTTTCAACTCCTGCAACTCCGATTCCGCTTTACGGATGGCTTCTTTAGCGACGTCAATATCATTTGCATCAACGATGAAAGATAGGTAATACAAGCCACATTCATCATCTACACGTGGATCGAATGAGACAAACATTCCACGATCAATGCCGTGAACGATGCAACCTGCGACGATCTGCCAGTAATACTTCGGCATTTCCTTCTTTAAGTCCTCGACGCTTTCCATCAGGCAATAACGTAGGTGTGTTGTTGTCTTAGGACATTTGACCTCAAAAATACATGGTTCACCTGCATACGTACCAACACGATCACACGTTGCGCCAAATGTAGGCATTTCGTCCCATTGCTGAAAATAGCTGCTATCTTCGAGCGTGACCGTAGGCACTAACTTTTCAAGCCATGTAAATGCACGGGATTCGTTCTCTACACCGTGTGCAATGTCAGCACTCTCGTAGAAGTCCTCCTGACTTTCGCCAGTCAATCGCTCCGCTAACTTCTGCATCACATACGGACGTGGTCGCTTTTTAGGTGTGCAAATCAGGTCGTACAAATTACTTGCAGTCCATTTGCCTACACGCGCCTGATGCCATTCAAACGAATTTGATTCTATTCTTGTGTCCATCGTGTGTTCTGTTTTAATGGTTGTGATTGTACGTCGATTACTTCCTCGTAAGTGTGGATGCCCATGCTGATTTCAGGTGCAAACTGTCGCACAAAGAACGCTGCTGCTCGGTAGCGTAACATTAGCTGTGGCATTGTTTTCCACTTGCTACCTGCCTTCGTTGCCCATCCCTCATCCGTTGCCATCTTAACGCTCACCCAGATTCCGTGCTTAATTTCGCCAGTGCGCTTGTCTTCTGCATACGCTCTGCATGAACCACCGTCCTTGTCCGATTCCTCGTAGCCAATAGTACCCCATGCGCTCGATGCGTTAAGCGTTGCAATCAGGAAATTGCTTGACCATGCAGGTTTGCCGTGAACGATGTAAAGATTCTGCATGACCATTAGCGGCGACGCTCCGATACGTGATGCTGTTTCGATTGCAATGATGCAGTCTGCGATGTTGCCCTGATAAGTCTTAGGCACTAACTGTGATGCTGCAAGTACCTTTGCCTGACGTTGAGCCAGTTCAAAAGATTCTGCATTGGTAAACACACTCACCGCTTGGTTTACTTGACGCGGTTGGATAGCAACAGGTTCGTCAATTACAATAGGCACTTCGGCTGTTGGTTGCTCGGTAGGTTGCTCTTGCACCTCCGTTTGTTGATCGAAGTCAATCGGGTATTCGATGCCGTCAACGATTTTTGGTTCTGTTTTTTGTTTCATTTTGTTTTGTTTTTGATTTACACAAATGTAAATAAAATTTATATAAGTTGGTTGTCCTGCAAAGATTTTTTTTGTGCGTCAGTCAAATATCGTTCGCCGCGCAATATCCTGTAAAGATGCGGACGGCTGCAACCGATTAACTTTGCCACGTGGGATTTACTAATACCTAATAATTTGATCTTGCGGTTTAATTTATCTATTGACTTCATAGGTTGTCAATTACTTCTGTTTCTACATAGTTGATCACATCCTGCTTCATAAAGTCTGCAAAGCGTTGGATAGCGTCCGTCAAATCTTTGTAGTCAATTACCGCATTAATGTCCGTTTGTTTCTCGTTGTGCCAGTCACCTGCTGTTTCGCTGACCGTTACGTGTACAGGCACATCAAATGCGATGCCTTCGGTGTCATCCATAAAGAAGTTGATGGTGACGTACTTTGTTAGTGATGATTTCATAGTTATTCAGGTAAGGTTAAGTAAATAGATAGGTTTAACTCGTCATGCTGCAATTTTACCCAATTTTCATCAGTCAGGTAAAACGATGTGTCAAATGCTGTCTCGCATTGCTTACGGACTTGCTTACTGTAATGTCCTTGCAGTCGGATTCTACCGTGTGATGTCTCGATAGAGTAGAATAATTCCAAAGATATTTTGGCATTAATGTCCGTTAAGATTTGCAGCAATTCTGCCTGTGTTTTGGTTTCTGTTGTCATGTTTATTTTGGTTTATTGGTTTACTTATTCATGATCCACCCATTCATCAGCCTTGAGTGGTTCGGCTTGTCCTGTCGTATCGTTGAGCCATAAGGCACGGCACAACTTTACCGCTGCTTCGTAGCTGACACGCTTTTTAACGTTGCGTTTGATGCACTCGTCGCAGTTCTTAATCGCCTCCGTGCTATCGTTGACAAAGATGGTTGGAGCGTGCATATCGCGTGGATGACGCTCGTCATATTGGTTACACGCTTTCGCGAACATTATTGCTATAATTAGCAGGAAGATCGGCACGGCTATAAATTGTTTCCAGTTCATGATGTTTTGGTTTTAGTTGGTTGTTTTAGTTAGTCCTAATTCTGAACAGGCATAGTTAATGTGTTTTGATGTCGTTACGCTCCAATATCCCAATACTTTAGCGGTCTTGATTTCGTAGTCAATTTTAGCTACATTGGTTGAATAAGAGCGAATAAAATCGCCTTCGCTTGTTGTTACAATACATAGATTCTGTTTGTACTTTTTAAATGTTCTCATGTTGTTTTGGTTTTTAAGGTTATGCAGTTGGTCGGATGCTGCTCCCCGTTTGGTGTTAGTTAATTACTTGTACGTCTATTACTTTTCCAAATGTATTTGGGTACTTCATATTCCAGATCTGTTGAGCCCATGTCTTAAGAAGGTACGGATATTCACGCGCCTGTTGAGCTTTATTACTGTTAAGTTCAACTACTAATGTTGAAGGAATAGACATTACAGAATAATTTTCTGTTACTTCGTTGTGGCTGATGGTGATTTGGATTTTCATAGTTTTTGGTTTTAGTTGTTTGTTTTAATTTGATAGGACAAATATACAGCGACATTTTGATTACACAAGTGTAAACGGTAAAATAAAGTTGCGATTTTTGCAACTAATCCGTAACTAATTGATAATCAACGCAATAAATTTAATGTAAATCCTGCTATTATTCCACTTAGGGCTGCAATTACCGCGTTTTTTCGACGGTTTTTCTTTTGGACTTGCCCTAACTCTGCAACATTTTGGGCATTAATTAACCCTAATTCCGTGACATACTCGCGGTGAAGGCTATCCTGCTGCCTGTATTGCTCGGCTAAACTATCGCATTTAACCACGATTGTATCGCACATTTGTAGCTTTGTGACCGTGTCTGTAATGGTCTGATATTTAACGATCATCGACTGCAATCGCTCGACGTGTTCAATTACGGTATCACGATGCAAGATTAACGTGTCGTACTTAACAATAACCTCACGCTCTACAACGGTTTCAACTTTACCGCTAAATAAGTACCAGCCTATTCCGATGCCGAACGCGATTGATAAACCAATTCCAAATAGTCGTTCCATTGTTTTATACGTTCAGTTATTTTCTTGTATGAATCCACAGCGATATATTCCCACCCGTCCGACGTTCTCATGTAAACAACTTTCTCACCGCTTACCTCCGTTGATCGCCAGAACACGATCCATTCAGCAACGTAGCATAGTGTAGCTTTACGCTTAAAATACAACTCCTTGCCCTCATCGTATTCAAGCATGTCAAACTCAAAATAAGGGAATCCGTTCGGTGCTTCCATCACGCGTAAACTTTACCGTTAACTATTCGCGCCTGTTTCATCACGTATTCGCCTGTCTTAGCGTCTATGTGCAACACCGCGCAACCTTGCGTCCAGTCGTTCTCAGGCAAGTAGTCAGGCGAAAGGTCGCACAAACAGCCGAATGAATAACAAACGTAATCCGTGCCATCGCTGTTCTTCCATGTAAATTGTGACTCCTTATGAAAATGACCAACGGCTGAACTAATGCGCGATTTTAAGGCTAACCAACGTGCAGGATATACGCCTCCGCTACCTTTGAACTCATGCCCGTGATAAATTGTAAACTTACCTGCTTTGATGCGTTGTAACGATCCTATTTCGATAATTCCATGCTTACCGAACTCAAGTATCTCTGACAGGTTAAAGTTCGGCAAATCGAGTAATTCAGGTGCTTTCACTTGCATATAACGCACCAAACGCTGTTCGTGGTTGCCGATCTTGAAGTAAATCGGGCAACTTAACTCATGTTTCACCCATGCGATAAACTGCTTCCATGTTTCAATTTCCTCGCTAATTCTCCGCGCTCTTGGATCTTTCTCGTGAAATGATACACCGTGAAAGTCCAACGTATCACCGTTAAGCAATAAACCGTTAACCTTTTGATCTTTCAAGTGATTAACGGCTGCGATCAACGCTGCTTCATCGTGGTAAGGTAAATGAATATCCGATAAAATACCTAACCGCGTGACACCTTTAGGCATTATAAAATCTTCGCGCTTCTCTGCGTATGATACTGGCGGTTGAGGTGTTTGGAATTGAAATCCTTTGCGTTGTACTTGTTCTCTTTTCTTATCGCCTAACGCACCACGATAGTATTTTACGGCGTTACGTACTGCGTCATAGGATGTAAACAATTCGATGTTCTCATTGTAAATTTTACGCGCTATCGCTCGTGTCGCTACCGTTGGAAACTTCTCAAGGTAATTAATTACTACCTTACCCTGAATTTTAGTTTTTCCTGCCATTGGTTTGGTTTTGGTTTATAACTTGTACATCAGGTCGTTAAGATAGATATTTTCATCTTTCACGCCAATGCTTCGCGCCCATGATCGCACATCGAAAGAGGGACAAGCCTTTACCGCAAATTGGTTGTGACCTGCCACCTTTATCTGTGGATGCTTTGCAATAGTGTTTAATACATACGCTTTCATCGCTTCAAGTTGTTCTGGCGTTCGCGTGTCCTTTGCTTTCTTCATATCCTTGCTCATGCCACCAACGTAACACACGTGACGCGCTTTCTGATTAGTACCTACCGCACCATTTGTAACCTCACGCGGTTGAACAATGTTATCACCATCATACGGCACTAAATTCTCAACCGTGCCACGCATTTGAATCAAATCGCTATACCCGACCTGCTTCCAACCTCTGCCCTTTGGCGGTGCGGACGTATGCCATGCGCGAATATCTGCGCCTGTGTGCGATCTGCCTTCAGGTGTTGATGTGCAATGGATGATTAGTAGTTCTAACTCTTTCATTTACGTTTAATTGCTTCAATTACTTTTTGGAATACACCCTTACCAGTTGCTTTCTTTAGGTTCTCGTCGATGCTCATTAACTCGTTGCCGAGTATAGCCAATGACACAATGCTGCGAACGCTGAATCCAAAATCGATCTTAAATACGTTCTCAATCGTATGCGCTAACAGAATCAAAAGAAAGTACACCAACAGTTTTGGGAATACGTCCGCTAACCTACGGCTGCTTATCTTCTCGCCTACTTTACGCGCTGCCCATACCCCCGTTGCCGTGTCGCATAGCACAGCCATTGCAACTACGAACAACTGACCACTTGCAGGAGCAAAATAAATGATTAGCAATTCAGGTAGGTGAATTAACTTCTCACCTAACTTCATTAACCACACGCGTACCATTAGTTGTATTGTAACTGAACGTAAAGTGCTGACTGTGGTGCGTTAGTGTCACTATCCGCTACACCTGTTGTAGCTGCGATTACGATTGCGGTGCTGAAAAACTGAATTGTTTTACCTGACTCAAAAGGTTGATAAACATTTCCCGATGACGGAACGGCAATCGTCAAAACTGGCTTAGTTGTGCCAAGTGTAATATCCGCATCAAAATTGTCAAAGAACTTAACGTAAATAGTATTCTGATTTGGATTGATGATGTTTAATCCGCGAACGGTTAATCCAGCCACTCCGCACTCTGCAACGCTCAACAATTCTTCTGTTAATGATAGGCTTCTAAAGTTGTTCATGATAAATAAGTTTATGTGTTAATTGTTAATTCCAAGTATTTGTTTTATCTGTTCGATTTCTTGCGGTGTACAATTAGCAAAGAAGTCAACGACACGATTTGTATTTTGTACTGTCGAGTATGGATCATCATAAACCATGTATTCATCTACAAGATTACCCAAATCATCTGTTTCGGTGCATATCCAAGAATCTCGTCCGTCGCCTTGTAATTTGTATTTGTATGTTTTCATAATTAAGATCGTTTGAAGGTTAATACAGCGCGATAAATTACACCAACTGGATTCGTTGCCCAAACTGGATTTGTTACCCTTAAAGTAAAAAAGTCAGAAGCACCTATTGCAATGTTCAGTCCCGTTATTGTTGTATTGGTAGTAACTGTTGCGCTTCCTCCATTTGCAGCGGTTGTGCCTATTGAAGTTGTTGTGTTTTGAGTGGTGTTGCGCAATTCAAATGTAACAAGCTCACCAGTTCCCGCTGTTGTGTTACCATAAGTCATAATTGTGGCTGCTACAATAGTAACTGCATAGCCAAAATTAAAATCATTATTCGTGTCAGTATTTCCCGCTGTTGGTGATATACCAGAATTTAAGAAATGCCAAACTGAACTATCCGCTGCAGGTGCTGCACCACCATGTAAACAAAGGAATGTAAAATATGCATCGTCTAATGTTATCTTACTATTTAGCTGCGTCTGAATAGCTGATGTAACGCCTTTCACATATGACAACTCTGTAAGGCTTGGATAAGTCGCAGTTGTCAAACTTGTGATCGTGCTACCAGTCGAGTTAAATGCAGCTATCTCGTTATTTGTTCCCGTACCTGTTACGGGATTTGTAAGCGTTGCCTGTTTACCGTTTAGCTGTGTTTGTATAGCTGATGTCGTACCCTTAACGTAAGACAATTCTGTCAAACTTGGATATGTCGTAGTATTCAACGATCCAACCGTTCCAGATGTTGCCCAGTACGTTATCTGATTAGCCGTTCCCGTACCTGTTACTGCATTTGGTAGAATTGTGTTAATGCTTTTAGCCGACCACAACTGTGACGATGAATTGTAAGCCAAAAGATCATTATTCACAGGTGGAACTGTAATCAAATCCACATTGTGAATTTCATCAAGTTCGTAACCGTTTTGACAACGGACATAAATCTGCCCGTTACCCGCATTTGCCCTTTCAACTATTCCAACATACACCAAATGATCAGGAGCGTAAGGCTTGACGTTTGTCAAACCTCCAAATGTCGATGCACTAAGATAAAGCGTGTCACCTGCCGAGTATGCAGCCGTGTTAACGCCCACTATTGCACCCTGAATAATAATATACCCTTCCGCACCTATTCCAATCGTAGAATCGTAAACTATCCCGATTGTTTTGGATGATGTGGCGTCCGCGTCTGCCCGTGCTAATTTAACGGACATCTTGTTGCCACTTGATCCAAAAGCGTACACTACCTGCCCTTTGGTAATTACAGAACCTTCCGCATTGTGAACGTATGCTAACAGATGCGCACTTGTCAATCCTATCGCTTGGAAATTAGTACCGTCATAAACGATTATAATTTCCTGATTCGCTTTGATGTCACCTGATTCAAGTGGAACGATGCTATTCTTGTAAATATTAACCGCACCGAGTGAGTTAATATTGATAGTTGATCCGTTATCGTTGACACTGGTAAATTTAATCGCGTAAACATCGCCAGTTGTATAGGCTGAAACGCCTGAAATGGTTGTCGTATAAACACCTGCGGAAACCTGCGTAGCTGTTCCATGCAACAAACCACTTGCACCACCCGTGCCGATAGGCATATAGTCCAAATTAGACCATGTGTCCGTGCCGTTAGCTATTTTGAACTTACGCTGATCTGTAGCACCGTAATACTGATCGGATGTTACCAGTATTCGCTTTGCAGAATAGACCGTCGAATCCGCTGCCCATTGCGCTGCGGTCTTAACGACTATCTGACTATCTATGTTGACTGTTACTGCCATACTATGTTGATTGTTTCATTATCTAATGTTGCTACCGTCACCGTGTTCTGTAACACGTTATCCACGTACACATTGTAAGTTGTATCGGGAAGTGTTAACGTTCCACCACTTGCAACCGTTACCGTATAAGTGTTATTGCTATTCTTTACCGTTGCAGATGCGCAAGTTGTAGTGCCTCCACCCTCATTCGGATAAGGCGGTGTAACAAATGGAATGTTGCATCTGTCATCGCCTTTCGCAACCTCAACCGCAACCGTAAACGTAACACCTGCTAAATTCTTTGGCGAATATTCTACCAACAAATCCAAGTTAAATAACGTGTCGCGGTTAATGCGCCACTTGTACGCAGGATGACGAAGTTGTGCGATTATATCTTCCGCTATTTGCACCAAATCAGAATGGCGTTCCAACTCGTCAATTTCACCGCGTATAACGGAATCAACTAACCAGAAACGAACATCAAATGTAGTGCTGCTAATTCCACGCTGTGCGCTTTCTACATTGCACCACAATTCAGGAGTGTTCGTAGTACCCGACGCGTAATGCTCCCAAGTATTGCCGTACTTAAAATCATTTATTTGTCGGTGCTGCGTCGCTATCTCCTGAATGTTTGCGATCAGTTGATTTAACGTCGTTATGTTGCTGTAGCTTGTCATCGTGCTTCTTCGCTAAGTATTCGATAAACTTTTTAGCGTTCTTTGTCTTTTTAGAAATCGATTGTGTTTTCATCACCTGTTCCGCATGGGTTATAGCCTGATCGATATTTACCCATATAAATACCAACGTTATACTGTTTGTGCTTTGGTAATACTGTGTCAACTCCATCGCCAGGATCGCCGTATAAAGGATATTGATCTTCGTATTCGATAAGGTAACGCATCAACATATCTGCATCCGTTTGACCTTTATCCATGAAGTATTTATACAAACGATCCAATTCCGAAATACTCGCAGGATTAGCGTTATCGCTGTTCATGGTCATAACGCCCTTCTGACGCATCTTGTAGTTGAACACGTATAAACCATTTCCCAACACGTAAAACTTCATTACAGGGTTAATGTACGTGTTTAATAGCGTTGTGTTTAATTGTGTCAACGTGTTATTCTGCACCTGCGTTAACAACTGATCGTACAACGCGCTACCCAATATCGGACGTATGTAGTGACGCTGTGTGTCCCATATCACCTCGCAAAGTTGCTGTTGATCGTATGTGCTTTCAACGTATGCCAAAAGCCCTTCGTCGTTAGGCTTAAATAATAAAGGCTTATTTATCGTACTCATAATTAATTTCTTTCTCTAACGATTACTTGTCTAAACGTGTGACGGCATTGTGGTTGTGCTACGCCTGTATTCGGGTTTGTGTACCAACCTCCGCGTAAACTCCACACATTACGATCTTCTTCAATACTCATTTGGTTAATATCCTCACGAGAATAAAGTTTGTTTAATCGCATTAGCTCCACACAAAATGGTCTTGACTTACCACCTGCAACTAACTTCGGTGCGTTAGCGGATAAATCATAGCGATACATCACTTTCAGATTCTCGGTCTTAGCAGGTTGCTCCTTAATCAACTCTTGACCTTTGTCGGTCAACTCATACGCTCCGACCTTATCACCTGCAATCTTCTCTGGTGACCATTTAATGCTCTTATTTTCACGCAAACGATCAATCGTATCTTTTACATCACCGATAGAAACCTTAGCCACCTTAGCGATGTTTTCGGCAGGAATAAACGGATCTTTACTAAGCAAGTCCAACACAACACGATCTAATGACTTTATTTCTGCCTTTGCAAACGTCATAAATTCCTGCTCACTTGTTGCTATTTCGTCCGCATCAAAACTCAACACGTCGCGCTCATTCAACACCTCGTATTGATTAGCATCAACACCGTACTTCATAAACACCGCAATATTTGCGTCGATTGTTGCTTTATTAAACGCATACGACTGTTTATTCTTTACGCCCAAACGATCAATCACATATTCTGTCAATCGCTCATCACCCAAGATGCGCTCAATAGTCGCGTCACTCGGCATCCAGTCAACTGATTTAACGCGCTTTAATTTTAACGTGATAGGCAGCCCAATGTCATCCACAATCTCATTAATAGCATACTCCAAACAACGCTGACGGCTTATCACGTAGCGGTTGTAGTAACTTTCCTCCATTGTCGCCAACTCGTTACGCTGACCTAACGCGCCCTCCGTAGATATTCCCAATAGTAATTTCGGGAACTCGTGTGACGCTAAGATATTGTACTCCGATTGGTCCGCAATTTCTTTGTACAGCGTAGATTGGTCAGGAACATTAATAGGATCAATTGCAGCAGCCTGTTCGATAGACTGATAAAAGCCTACCATCAATCGCTTACCTTCTGGACTTGTAAAGTTCTTAGTAAACGACTCGGTAATTTCTTGCTGCTTCTCGTCATCAGGAATATTGCCAAAGAACTTAGCGTTAATCATTGGCGCAAATGACGCGGTGATGTTTGTGTACTGAAAATCAGAATACGCAATGTGATTTTCGATCCATGTCAACGCTCCACGATATTGCGGTAATGCGTACACGTATTGGTCAGGATGGTATGCAGCATAAAAGTAAATCTGTTCACCTTCGCGCTCATTTGGATCGTACCCGTCATAAACTTTATAATCAGGCTCTTTTTCAAAGTTTTTATTCTCGATGCGTTTACCTTGTTTGATGATGTACCATTTGCGTGTGTAGGCAAATTTGCTCATGTCCGCATTGGTACGCAGGTTAGCAACGTCGATGTGTTCCAATGTCGCTGTGCGCTTATTCTTAGACCATTTCACAAGGATCGCAAACATATTATGCACCTCGAAGTCTAAAGCCCAGCGCAATGTTGACTCGTTCAAATCCGTGTCCGCAAATGGCTGTCTGATTAACTTATCTGCCAATGACTTTTGCGCGACGGTCATATACGCGCCCTTAGCATAGTCCCATCCTGCACCTGCGATGTAATTAACCTTTGCGTTGATGATTGCAGAATGAAACGAACAACGGCGGTATAAATCAATTAAGTAGTAGGGAAAATCGTTCTTTTCTCCTGACTTAATGAACTCCGAATCTTTGATCTCAACAAATTCCGGACGCTTTCTGTTGTTCAGTTGCAGCCAGTGAATTTGTGGTTTATTTTGCTCACTCATTAGTAATGATATTGCGTTGTGTTAGTAGGCATTTGGTACGCCTGTTCATTTACATCGTTAACTTTCAACTGCCCTTTCTCGACAAGTGACGTAGCTAATGACGGGTTAATGTTGTTGCTGCTCGTTTGCTCGTATACGTAATACTGATATATCTGTTCCGTTAGCGTTGCCGTTGTTCCTTCAATAAATACAAACGTATCCTTACGGCTATCACTCGCTGATGGCTGTGCTATCCACGTTACCACCGTCTGATCACCACCTAATAGATAAAACAAATAATATGGATTTGTTAGCGTTGTTTTCTCTGTCAACGTTAACACCAACGTGTTGGATGCTCCTTTTGTAACTTGCAACATAATAATAAAATTACAAAACGAAATTTTGTGTAATAAAAAACGCGCCTACCGTAAGATAGACGCGCCAAACCAAACTATGAACAGAAACAAACTATACTCCTAAAGCAGTCCACAAGTTAGTGACGTGTGGTGCTTTGATCTTTTCCATACCAGTAAAGGTAAGAGTGTAACCGTTACGATCACCGTATGCAGTACCTGATTCATCAACAGATGATGAACAGAACAAGCCGTTTTCGTAACCAAACACACGAACCTCACCGTTATTGTACTTCACGGCAACATGGAATGTACCACCGTGATATTTCTCAACCTCATTTAAGATAGCAGCATTCTTTTCGTTCCATACCCAGTTAACTGTTGGAGCGTACATTGTTGTGCCATTCTCGCGTGAAGTTGTGCCGCTGTCTGTAGCGGTTGCGGTAGCCTCTTCGCACTGCAAAGTGAACCACCCTGTCAATCCATTGCCCGACAAAGTTGCTTGACCTGATGTCAACGCAAAGCCTGTCAAGTTAGAATTAAAGGTTTTTACCTTAATCTCTTTGATACCGCCTACGTTGTCACGACAGTCGATAACAAAAGATTGATTGATTGAACAACTCATCGTCTAATGTTTTATAAAGCGTGGCAACCTTACGGGGCTGCCACACTTTGATTAATTATTATGCTGTCTTGAAAGATACTACGTGCTGAGGGAAGAACACGCCAGTTGTAAACTTCATGCGAACACGTGCGTACAACTTATCGTCCTTCTTCTCATACCAAGCCATCCAATCGTTAGCATCTGTAATTTGGTCAGTTGCGATGATAAGGTTAGACTTGTAGAAAGTGAAAATACGGTTTTTGAACAATGCAGGCATTCCGCTCAACTCGTCGTTGTCAGAGTTCAATCCTGGTACCGCTTGGATAACCATGTTAGTACCTGGCAATGTTACACGACGTGCAGCGATGTCAGCAGTTGATGCAGAGTAGTGGAAATAGTTTTCGTTCTTGATCTTGATGATCAATTTGTCGAAAGTATCGTCACCGCATACTGTGATCAAATCTTCCTTACGCTTCATAGCAGCAGGAACAGCTAACCAGTGGTTGTCGAAAATGGTAACTACGTTAGAAACTGTGATTGAAGTTTCGCTTGTAGTGTTAGAGTTAACGTAACCACCAAGAGTTTCGATAGTCTGAATGAAACCGTTGAAGTGCTTTAAGTTACGAGTACCTGCACCCTGTGTCTTGGATGACTGCCAGTAAGCAGATTCCAAATCTTTCGCGATTTGCTCCGCTGTACGTGCCATGATAGTAGATACTAATTCAGGTGCAGAGTTCTCGTCCAATTTAGCACCTGCGCGTAAGTAACGACGAAGTGACTTCGCGTCCAAATCTTTGAAACACCAATCTAATTCAACTTTCATTGAATCAACTGTCAAAGTGATCTGATCGAAGTTTCCAGAGTCACCAGATGGGTTTACAGTAGCGCATGAGCTGTCTGCTTGAAAATAAGGATCAACATCAAAATAAGTCAGACGCTCTGAATACTTGATGCCTTCTACAACTGTTACCAATGGTACAGTCACAGGTGAATAAATCGCAATCGAACGTAAGTCGGCTGCTTCGTCGGTGACGTGGTTCGTCATCCCTGTTAAATCAAATGCCATTTTTTTATGTTTTTATTAGTGAATATTAACGCTTAAAAATTCGTGCGCGGATTTCCTCGATTGACGGCTTTGCCTTCTCTTCAACGCGGAAATTTTGCTCTTTTTTAGTTTCTACTTGTGGTGCGTCGCCCAAATCCTCAATAGCCTTAGCAACTGATTCGTTGAACGCTAACATCTGTGTGCGGAACTTAGACAACTCATCGTTCTGCTTGGTCAAGTTAGCTACCACTTCGCTTAATGCTGTGATATTATCTTTTAACGCCTTTACCTCGTCTTCGGTGAAACGTTGAACTTTCTCCACTCGTTCGATAACCTCTTTCGGTGTTGTTTGTGAAGTTTCTTCGCTCATTCCTTCTGGTGCGACTGGCGCAACAACTTCTTCGTTGTTTGGCTCTTGCATTTCAGGTGCTTCAATCTCTGTGATAAAACCATCAACGATTGTGATAACAGTTCCGTCCTCCAAAGTGTACTCACCTGATGCTGCAGGTACTAATCCTTCGGGAGTTTCTACGTTTACAGGTGTTCCGATCATTGGTTCACCTTCCCAAACCAAAACAGAACCGTCAGGCAATACAGCCTTACCAAATGCTTGTTCGTTGGTGTTTACTTGTTCGTCTTTGAACACTGCAAATGCAGACTTCATTTGTTCCGCGAACTTTTTGATAGTATCTTGATTGATTGCCATGTTATTAAAATTACGGTTTAGTAAATTCGTTTAGAAAGTTGTCTATAATCGTGTCCATTGACGCTACAAGTTCGTCGTGTGGGTTAGGTTCGTCTGCCATAAAATCAAATCCGAATAATCCCTCAACGCTAAATCCTTTGTACTCACCATTGGTTATCTTGTCGCGTATTTCAGGTGATTCCACGTAGTAAGATAAAATCCAACTACCGTCCTCGACATCTTTGAATGCCTGTGGTGCGTTAACACCGCGCTCTTTATCAACGATCATAGATTCCACCATGTACACACCGTTGGCAATATCTTCCGCGTCATGCATCTTGTTAACCGCGTTAAATCGTTGCTGCTTTGCCCACTTTTTAACGATGGTTTTAATGGTCTCTTTTGAAACCTTAACAAAATATTCGCCTTTGCTGTCATTGCGGTAAATTGGAAAGTCCGCTCTCATTGCAACGCCTGTAACGATCCATTCTTTGTCGTTAACAAAGTACATCGGCTTCGCTTCGTCAAATACTACAAAGTCAACCTCTACCGCAGGTGCATCCACTAACGCATTCATTGACACGCCAGTATTGTCGTTCATGTCAACTGTCATTTCGTAGATAGGGAGCTTTTTCTTTTTCTTCGCCATGTTGATAAAATTACAAATGTGTTGTTCGTTTAGAATCGTGCAAGGTTCTCGACTACTTGCACGTTATTGTTTACCTCGTTGATCTCCGTAACCGCCACGTATGCCGTTGGTTGGTTGTTTTGTTGATTGATCACGTTGCCTTGCTGATCTAATAGCGTGGACGGTTGTGCCGCGCTGTTGATGTTTGGTTGATCGTTGATCTGTGCTAATCCCATACCGCCACCCATGCCACCGCCACCGCCACTTGCAGATGGACTGTCAACGTTTGTCTGCATAATGTTACGAACCTGTGCGAAACCTGCAACTAATGACGCTGCCGCTGCAATATATGAAGCAGGTGCAGGTAATGTCGCTAATGCCTTTGTCGCTGACTGATATGTGTTAATTACAGCCTGTGCAATACTAAATGCCTTTTGTGCCTTTGCGTTTTTCTTTGATGCGTCCGCTAATGCTCCAAATAGTTGTGACGTTGCTGTTTGCGTTGAATCGTTAAATTTCTTATTTAGGTTTTGAGTTCTGATAACAAATCCATCCTGCAAATACTGCATCTTATCGACCAACGTCTTTTGTTGCTCCGCTATGTAATCGCTAAGGTCAAGCGTTCCCTGCTTAATAGCTGCGACACCGTCTTGCGTTGCTTTGACTTGCGTTGCAATAATAGGTTGGAATACTTCGTGTGTCTTTTGTATTTGCTCCTGTTGCGCAACTGCTCGTTCTTTGTATTGCTCTTTAAGAAAGTTGGTATGGTTAACTTCAATAATCTCTTGTTCTGTTATCAAGTTATCCAACTGCAAACGCGCCTGATCTACCGCATCGACATACTCCTGCAAATTTTGTTGCCTACGTGCTGCCTGTGCCTTCTCTTGAATGGCTGCCATCTCTGATTGCCCAGTTACTTTGAGCATCATAATGTAAGCCTCGCCAATGTAATCCAATAATCCTTTCTCCGCTTCCTGTTGCTTTAACGTTGCTTCCGCTGCTGCCAATGCTGCCTTTGCGCCTTTGACTTTTTCCGCAACTTGTAGTTTTTGTTTCTCATAAATGCTTTGCTCTGAATCACCACGCGCTTGTGCTAACTTTATTTCATTGTCCAAATATGACGCACGTAACTCGACTTGCTTTGTCGTTTGTTCGCTGACCTTTTGCAATCGACGCGCCTCCGTATTTAGTGGATTAAAGTAATTTACCACCTCCTTAATCGCAGTACCTAACGCAACAACCGCAACCGTCACAGCAATAACAGGATTAGAAGCAATAACCGCATTTAACGCTCTCCACGCTTTGCTCATGTCTTTCAAAGACTCCAAACCTTGCGTCAAAGCCATTGCTGCTTGTAGCTTCATAATCGTTTGTTGCACTTCTTCCGATTCGCCACCGAACAAAGCCATAGCACCTTGTAACCCTGCAACCGCTCCCGCTGCTTTTTGAGCAAATCCTACTACAGCCTGAAACCCATCAGGGTGCATTGCTGCCATAGCTTCGTTAGCATCCTGAACGCGATCTTTTAACTCCGCTGCCGCAGCCGCTAACTGATGGAACTCCTGACTGTCCTCCGCAACGCCCAACATTTGGTTACGGATAGCCTTTAATGAATCGCGTACCTCTTTTACAGATTTCGCAGCCTCTGCCGATTCTATGGTTAGTTTAATTACTTCTTCTCTTGATGCCATGTTATGCTATTTTTTCTACGATTAAGGTAAAACCTGCCATGCACGTTGTCACGGCTGTTGTTTCTGATCGGAACATTAATTGCGCTGTCCCTGCGTCCGCATTAGTTCTTATCGTGCCATCTAAGATCACAGGATAGGTTGATGTTGCAGGCATACCCGATGAAACACCAACCGATGCGTTATCCGCTATAGAATGACCACCCGACAATGTTCCCGTGTTTGCTAATTGATGATAAAATGAAACATCAATACGTGTCACAGCGGTGCTAACGTCAAATTGGAATCCGCATCCAGTAGTTGCAGCCGTTGGCTTTACTCGACCTATTGCTTTTATTAAGTATGTGGAATCAGCATCGTAATCGAAGACTAAATCTGTTAATGTTACAGGTGTTGTGTTTGCTGCTGTTGCAACATCATTAGTTAACGAACCAACAAAGTGATAAACGCTCGACAATTTGCTGTCAAGTATTTGCTGTAAATCCGTAACATCTGATATTTCGTGTGTGTGCGCTGATGGCGTAAATGTTGACGGCTTTGTGCTAACATTTGCCCATTCCACCGCGTTTGCGGATGCTGCCACGTCAACAATACCGTTATCGTTTGTATCGTAAACGGATTTAAGCATATCACCGCTACCGCCACCCGTATTTGGTCTGTAACTCATATTAAATAAAATTGTGTTCCGTTATACAAAATTGTTACGCTTTCATATTGCACGGTCATCGTGTAAGTCGCTGCACCGTCAATGTTTACACCTCCACCTGAAATTGTAACCGTATGCGCCCCTGATGTAATGTCTTTTATGTCAATAACAGTTCCCGATGCGTAATCAGATGGTGATAGCGTGATAGTAAATGTACCGTTTGCCAAATAATAACCCGACTGCGTAAGTGTTGTGTTAGCAGTTAAAGTAGTTGTGCCAGTGCCTTGCTGTCTTACGTTGTTAATGTACACCACATCGCTTTCCTCTATTACAAGGTTTGACGAATTGATTACAGTAACATTCTGTAATGTAGGTAAGACAATGATATCGCTACTATCCTGAATCGTTATGTTCGACGTTCCACTACCAACTCGGTTACCACTACCCGATACTGTTGTGCCTGTGCTATCCTCCGCTATGTAGTTATCACGTCCCACGTTTACCACGTTAGTGACTACCGCCGTTGATCCTGTGCTTCCCCAGTTAAATGACGGAGCAGGTAAACCACCCAATGTTCCACCGTATGTAAAATCAAGGTTCTTATTTGTTGCAGGTGTGAACGGAATGCCCGTAGCTAATCGCAGCAATTCAACCTTTGTAGACTTGATCTGATTCGTAGAATAGTCCACGATCTTATGCAGCCTGTAATTGTGACCGTCAATGTGAATAACACGTCTAAACGATAGGTTCAAAATATCCAACGGTGTTAATAGCAGGTGAATGCTTACCAATTTACTATTCGCGTTGGTGATCTCATTCATGTACGAATAATGGTAGTTGTTGTAAACGTTGTTATCCGTGTATTGCGTAATACCACGTGGATTCACGTAGAATATTTCACGCGGAACACCAATGTTCACATCTAAGGTTGGCGTGTATGGATCGTCGACGTGTCCCATGTACGGGTAAATCGTTTCTGTAAAGTTACCCGATACGGTTTGATAAGTCCATGCCGTGTTAGTCGTTAACGCTCCACCCCAATAAAGGATGCGCGGTTTTGTCTTCATCGGTGAACGGTTACCGTTGTTTTGCACCTGATAGATGTGTGGAATAATTCTATCGTGCGACGAGTTGCTCAATATCGGACACGGAGCAAATCCTGTCTCAATTACTTTAACGGATTTGATAAAGTCGTTAGTAACGTCTAATGTATATTCGCCAAATGTCTTATTCCAACGCTCACGGTAAAACTTATTCCAGTAATCGTTATCGTCGCTATCCTTTACCACGTAGCGAATAGCATCAAGTAGTCCCATCGGTGTAATTGTAACGGCTTTACTCACGTCAACTTTATCCGTCCAGTCTTCGCTTGTTACGCTACCGAAAAAGTCATCAGGCGGATCGATGTATAGCAGTTTTTCGTTAGTGCGGTCAGGTTCAACCATCAGGTTAAATCGCGATATCACCCATTTCAAAAAGTCCGCCTGTCGTATGTCGATAGGTAGCACCGCGTTCATGTCAATCGTACTGCCTTCAACTACCACGGGATTATTTCGTGTATTAAACACTTGAACGCCACTACCTGCGTATGTTCTAAATGAATTTAAGTTAGACGTAACAACGACGCCGAACATTCTGAACGTAATTTGATCACCTGTTTGTAGCAATAATGATGGCGTTGTAAATGTGACGTTATAAGTCAACGTAGCCCATGATGCTATTGAACCAAAATAAATATTACCAGTATTTGTAGTTGATCCGATCGATATGTTGTTCTTATAAATTACCCAATATACATTTCCTGTCCAGTTGGTAATTGTAGATGCTGTTATATTGATAAAACCAACATCGCCTGTAATTATAAACTCATGCCACCCTGATTCAGCAGCCGTGAACGTATAAGTAACAGTGTCGTATTGACTTGATGGATCTGATACTTCTAAATCAAATGGGAAATCTTGTGCAGCTAAGTTACCACTTACAAACGCTGAACTTCTTGCTTTGAACAAACTATTTGCCACACCGCTTGATGACAGCGTTAACTTATCACCACAATACGGAACAAACAACTTCTTAAAGTATGACGAATCCAAAAACGTGCTATCCCACGTATAGCCTACACCGGTAACAATCTTCTCAACTAATGACCGTAAACTAATAGCAGGAAAAAAGTCTTTAACATCCCACGTAGCCTCTGACGTAATGCCATAGTTTATCATCGGATAAACATAGTTACCGTCATCACTATCAACATTCGACCACGTTGCACGTTGGTTAGTGCGATCATACGTGTGATTGTCGGAACTGTAGTCCAAGTCCGTCAACTTCTTATCTGCTAAGTCCGTAAAGATGTTTGTTAACGTTCCATACAACTCAACATTATAAAACATCTTACCTAATTGCTGCTGATCACGGTCAATAGATCGTAAACGCATATAACCACGTAACTGCTCAACGCCATCGGTGTACAACACAAATGGCACTTTCAGATTCGGATTAAAGTCAGGCGTAAAGTTGATTATGCCACTAGTTTGTGTGTTATATCCAATCTCAAAGACAGCATCAAGTACCTCACTTAATACTTTGTCCTTGTATAGCTTTACGGTACGACTGAACGCACCGTTACGCTTGTCAGGATCGCGGATGTCAGCAATAGCGAAGTTCAAAGACGCACCTACCGCCTGTGATAAATTGACAAGCGTACCATTTATAAATAGTTCATCCCTCATCCCTGTTGACGTTTGCGTTTGTTGGCTAATCTGAACGATGTCTTAAACTCCCACAGCATATCCCATACTTTGTATCTGATAGTGTGGTAATTGCTATCAACTACGATCACAGGTCGCAAATACTGACCATTGTGCCAGTAAACTTCGGGACTTTCGAATAGTTCCTTTAACCAGTTTATTGTAACCTCGCTACCTATCATCTCGGACGTGCAATTTATAGTGTCAGTCGCTGATGTGTAAACCTGTCGCTGCCCTCTATTAATTACGTCCTGATTCCAACTGTTACCTGACAGATAACCGTTATTTTTCTCAACAAATTCCCGCTCCACAGTTGACGTAATGTCTCGACGGTATTTGTAGCCGTACATATCAAATCCGCCTAACTCATTAAGGAATACTATTTCAACAGGATTTTGACCACGTGCCGTGCAATCGCGCTCAAAGTAATACGATGTGCTTGGGTTGTTATTAGCGTAATTTGTTAGTGCAACTTCATATCTGTTAACCGTATTATCTATTACAGGCTGCGAACCACTTGCTAAGGTAGCGTTATTCAAATCCTCTACACCGATACCAACACGCAACAATTTATCCTGCGTAATACTTGCAGATGCTTGGTAAGGGTTTTCAACAAGAAAAGTACCTAACGTGTTACCTGCTGAATCGTAGGTTGTACACTTCAAATAATACGCACTACCTGACACATCGTTGATAAAGTACAACCATCTTTGTTCAGAATCAGAAACGAACTTTTGCGTTTCAGGCTGTTGTGTGAGTAACACACCGCCTAATCCAAGCGTGTAGTTCTGATAGTTGTATGTCTCCAATACCACAGGATCAAGGGACGCGTTCCATGCGTACTTCGTGCCTGTATCTTGCAGGTTAGGATAAACAACGGGGTTAGTTCCGTATTGCTCACCAAAACGAACTATGTATGCCTTATAGCTATTTGTGCAACGCTGAAAGCCGTATACCGTATGATCGATGTCGTGGCTGATGTGAGCCTGTATGACGTTGCTAATGTCAAATGTGCCATAGCCTGTAATTACATTGGAATCACAAGTAAGACGTGTATAACCTGCCACGCCTGACACGTAAATGTCCGCAACGTAGCGGAAATTAGGTTGTGCCGTGTTGGTAGAACCTACCACAAAGCGCATCTCGTTGTACACGGGTGTCCACTCTTGTGGCTCGTGTGTGATATTAATTGCCATTATTCCTCTAATATTTCTGCCACAAAGACTTCACCTGACTTTGTTAGCAGCGTTTGTAATAACTCATTGATTGCGTCTTCATTCCAGACTTCTGAAAAGAATCCTTTGCCCTTTGCCACAAATCCTTCCTTGTGAATCTTTGACGATATAGCGTAAGACAGGCTATCACGCCATTGCAGCGTGTTTTTGAATGTACGTGTGAATGATTTGCCCGTTTTTTTATCGGTCATTACCTGCTTTAGCTGTGGAGCGATACCGCGTTTGGTAATCCACAGTAACAAGTTCTTTCTGACGCTTCCATTACCAGATGCCCGTGTTGGTCGACGTCCTTTGTCGATAAACTCCCAATAGTTGTTCATTTCGATGACTATCTGATAGCCACCGTCAACGGCTGTAACCTTTGGTGTAATGGATTGCGCTAACTCGCTGTCATCATACCACGAATCCTTGCGCACCAAATTAGCACGTATAGCGTTAACCACATTTTGCGCCCATTCGGTGATCTCATCCTGTACAAAGTCCTCATAATCGGAAGCCATGTCCGTAAAATTACAAAACGGGTTATCGTTTACTTTGCATCTCGTGTTTTAACCGCTCCATCCGTTCAGCGTGTTCGTCCTGAACGTCTTTGATTAACGCCAGTCGATTATACCACTCATTCAAGGTCAACTCAAAGTATTGCTCCTCTTTGGTCAAATCACCGTTGGTCATGTTATAGATCGTGTAGGCTATTCCCCATCTGTCTCCGACGCTTTGATGACCGCTTCCGCTTCCTGCATCAGCTTGTCGCTTAGGCTTTCCAAATAGGTTAGGACGTGAGGCTCGATGGCTTTTGATGCCGCGCAAAAAAAAAGCGCGATACCGATGGCGATGTCCGCAGGTAGGTGATCTTTGAACAACTTAACACGCTCGTCAAATGTTAGCTGCTTTTTAAACCATTGGCGTTTCTGATCGCTGAATATAGCAACGATGTACGGAAGTAGATCGTAAAGGTTGCTGTCGTTCAGGTTCAATATCTGTAATGATCGCTCATGCTTAACCTTTATCGTGTTGATGTTAGGTAGGCATACGAACTTGTAGCCTTTAACCTTAAATACAGGCTCGTATCGACTGTTTGGATATTCCGTCAGTAGTTTATACAACTCTTTGCGGTGTTCGTTAATTTCCGCGAAGTTCATGCTGTCAAAGTAGTCGCTAGGCTTACCGTGCCACATGGATAGTAGTTTTATGTCCCTATCCAATAGGTCAATATCCAATACTTGCTCCTGCGACAAGCGCATGAACTCACCGATGTTTCCCGCTGTTAAATTTCTGTATTTCATGTTAAAATAGTGTATCGTTTGAAATGGCTGTCTTTTTTTTAGACACTTTCATATTATCTAATAAGGCAAAATTGACATTAGGCATACGTGCAAAATCGTCGTTATTATCTATTGGTCTATCATTAGGCACTAATTGTATAGACGGATATACGCGAACATTTTTTAATCCGTATTGCTCTATCAACTCGTCCTGTCTGCCACCGTAACTTGCAGTCAAAACAAAGTTAGACGGTATATCATTGATTCTATTCACCCAGTATTGCAATGACTTCGTATACGCCCATATTTCGACGTTCGGATTTTCGGCTGCTATTTCTACCCACATATCGAAATAGTTTTGATTAAAAAAGTCCCCAGAAGCGTGAACACGTATTGCTTTGCAGTCCATTGGTAATCTAGGCTTAATTCCGTTTTTTACAAGTTCAAAATTTTTCCAACGGTGTTCCCTTACAGCAGGGAATCTCTCAGGACTTGCAGCGTAACAACGATACTGACCTTTCTTTACGTCAAACTTACCTGTGATTCTATCAACGGTAACTTTGCATTCCAACGCAAACGGACAAGTAGTTCCAGTTGGTAAATTCCACTCATAGACTGTATCCCTGTAATATCTTTTATTTTTTACAAATTTACCGTTATTCATATTGATAGATTATTAAAAACGTATTGCGAAGTTAGCTCCTTTACCTTCTTTTAGTGCTGCGTGTGCCATTGCCGTTGCCATTATTCCGTCATCATGGAAACCGTAAGGCGCACCGTATTTTATTGTTCTGCTTTTAGCGTTGTAATCAAAACTAAACACGTCGAACTCTTTTTGTAGCCAGTCAATCGGTAAGAATGTTACCGCGTCTGTCTGTGTTGCTACCGCCAAAGATTCTATAATGTCATTCTTACTCTTGGCTGATGTTACAAACGGCTGCACGTTATACGGGTTTTTGCATTGTGATTTGATCTGATCTATCAACGCATCACCGATACTGTTCACCTCGACGTTGACCGTAGCGTTAAACCTGTTTATTTGCTCGGATATTTGCCGTGTTATGTTCGACCATGTATCGTGTCTCCATCGGTTCAAATATACCTGCTCACCTTTCTCGTTAAAGATAGACAATACAGAATAATCGTCTGCACGTCCTAAATCGACACCACCGTAAAACTTGACACCTCCCGATGCCTCTTTGTACTTTGGACTAAATATACCAGCACCACCGTCAATAAACTCCGCTAAATATTCCTGCCTGAATACATGATCGGGTAATGTCAACCGCGCGTCGTCAATTTCTGATGGGTTAATCAACGGGTTGTCGTACGAACTCATACGAAACGACTTGTATTGTTCGTTAACACCGTCTAAGTTGAACAGGTTGTAAAAATGATTCTTACCCTTTGGCGTACTGATTAACAGCACCTTTTTCCCCTTCACCAACACCGTTGCCCGTAACACCTCCGTCCATGCAGCCTCGTCCATAAATGCGAACTCGTCACACACAAGGTAGTCGAACGTAAAGCCTCGGATGTTATCGTACCGTTCCGCGCTGAAGAATTGAATAGTGCTGCCTGTGATATATTCCAATATCAACTCTGATCGGTTTACGTTGCGATATATTTCAGGACGCTTTCTAAACGCCTTATGCACCTCATCAAATACTTTCTTGGACTGTTTATACACTGGCGATACCCATGCACATTTAGCATTCTTTTGGTTTAATGCCCAATACATCAACTGGTTCGAAGCAAGTAATGTCTTGCCGAACTGTCGACCAATATTCAGAATGTAATACTTCTCATGCCCGTTGTTAATCGCGCTATGAATTATTTTCTGATTCTGATGCGGTGTGTATAGGATTGCCTTCGCCAAAGTCTGCTCTAAATGTCATGTTACCTGTTACCTTAATATC